TCGGCGTCGGTCTTCTCCACCGTGGGCTGATCCAAGCCGTTCAGGAACGCGACCTCGATGGCCGGGAGGCGGTTCGGGTCGGCCAGGAGATACCACGCCTTCGAGGACGCGCCGGTGAAACTGGTGTTCGAGAGGTAGACCGAGCTCACCACCTGGTACTTCCCGACGTGGGGGTTGGTGGAGGGCTTGGGTTTGTTGGTCGTGGTCAGCTCGTTGAGCAGCGGAGACTTCATCAGCATGTCCGCCGGAACCCGTAGCGCCGTCGGCACGAGGAGGACGCTCGCCGGAATGCCGAGGGGCCTCCCGTTGGGCTTCGTTTGCGACCCGAAGAGGACCTCCGCCGCGGTCAGGCCGTCCACGCTGAGGACGCTGTCCGCGCCGTCGAGGTAGTTCTTGTGGTCGGTGGAGAAGAACGCCTTCCCGTCGGACTGGACGGGGTTCGAGAGCCACAAGGTCCACACGGCATCGGCGATTGATTCCGCCGCGCCCATCCCGATCTGACGGGGGATGTCCGTAAACGCCCCCATGTCGTCGTTGATGATCATCTGCCGGGTGAGAGCGAACATGATCCCGTGGGTGTCGGCCTTCTGGCCATAGATCTGCTCGTCGAGCTTCCCGTGCTTGAGCTCGCCGTCGGGGCCCACCTGCTCGAACTTGAACGCCCCGGTCATCCGGTAGCGGGCGTGCTCCTTGAAGTCGTTGACGCTCGCGATCCTGCAGATCGAGCGCCAGGCGTCCTCGATGTAGTCGTACCCCTCGAGGAGCATCTTGTTGGCGAGATTGGAGAGGATGCCGGGGAGGCTCGTGGTGCTGAACGCGGCCTCAAGCCAGCCTGTGGCGTCACGCCGGAAGCGGGGGAGCTGCCGCCCGCAGGCGAGCTCGCAGAACTCCTGGATGCCGACGCCGCGGAGCTTCTCAGCGGCCTCGAGTACCGGCGCCGGGTAGGCCGCCTGGATGCGGACGCTGGAGATGCCCGCGGCCATGAGCGCGACCGCCTCGAACACCTGGGGCGACGTCTGCCTCTGCACCTCGTGCACCGCCGGGGCCTTCGGGCGCTCGGCCCTCAGCACCTCGAGCTCGGTCTTGGACTCGTCCCACCCCTCGGCGATGCCCTTCGCCTCGATGTCGGGGTGCTTTCCGCCCGTGGCCTTGCGGACGGCCTCGATGCGGAGCGTCTCCGCCGCGGCCTTCGCGCGCATCTCGGTGACGGGGTCCGGCGCCGGGGTATCCGTCTTATCGGAAGCGGCTGCCATCACCGGCTCCTTCTTCTGCTCCGCCTCTTTGCCCTTTTCCTGCGTGTCTTTTCCGTCCATGTGCTGGGTCTCCTTCTGGGATGCGGCGACTCGGGCACTCGTGTTGCCGTCCGCGCCGAGGTCCACGAAACTGATCTCTCCGAGGGTCGATTTCCTGACCACGTTCACCGGCCCCGTGAACTCCCTCCCGTTCACGAGGACCGACTGGTTCTCTTTCACGAACTCAAACTGGTCCACCGAGGCCCCGATGGAGGCCTGCCATGGGAAGCCGTTCTTTGAGGAGGCGACGATCTCCTTCGCGGCGGACGTGTCCCTGGACACAATGCCCGTCGCGACCAGCTTCCCGTCCATCACGCGGATGGAGTCGGTGTGCCCGACGCCCGATGCCATGTCGTGCCCGAAGCGGATGGGCCGGCTCTGCGATGGGATGCCGAGGCCCGTTAGATCCACGACCACCGGGTATCGCCAGCCGGGGAGGCGCATCTCGCCCCCGGTGTAGGCGACCATCGTGAAACGCGGCAGCGCTGGCTTACCGCCGGCATCCGCGGCTGCCGCCTCGATGGTCAGCGCACCCGGCTCGCTGAAAAAGCTCACCGGCCTGTCATTGTCCGGCCTGTCCTGCTCCATCGTTTGTCGCTCCTTGGTTCTGGGCCGCGCCTTGCGGCTCCGGCAGGTTGAGATCCTTCATGAGGACTACTTCTTTCGCCCGCTGGCGCAGCTGCGTCTCCCAGTCCTGGCCCTTCCGCGCGTATTCGTCGCTCAGGGTCGTGGTGTAGTTCCGGAGGCGCGTCTCCTGGGCGTTCGCCTCTTTCGCGGGGTCGACGTGCTCGTGCCCGTCCCAGAACCACTGGTGCTCCGGGACGCCCGCGGTGCGCATCCAGAGAGGCAGGAAGTCCGAGATGAGGATGGCCTCGTTGAGCCAGGCGGCAAGCAGCCGGTCCAGCACCACCAGCTCGAGATGCGACTGCTCCACGCGCAGGCTCTTGTAGTAGGTCTGGTGGTCGAGGCGGCCGGAGGCGTAGTTGTAGCCCGACGAGTTGCACGCGGCGATGTTGAACGGCATGTTCAAACACCGCGCGATCTCGTTCAGGATTTCCTTTTTGAACTCCCCGTAGGTGGTCGCCGGCTGCTCAGCGTGGACCTGGTTCATCTTCCAGCCGCCCGGCATCGTCATCAGCATCCGCTTCTCGAGCTCGATGACATCCATCGGCTCGACGTTTTCGGCCTCCCCGTTGGCGGGGGCGTCGGTGTAGAGAATGCCGGCGAAGTCGGCGGCGGTCTCCGCTGCCCCCAGCACGGCTAGCGTGTAGCGCCGGAGCTGCGCGAAGAGGGGCAGGGCAGGGGTGATGTCCGGAACTCCCCGCCTTTGTCCGGGCCTGTCCGCCCGAAACCAATGCACTATCGATTCCGCGGGGATGGTGTCGTATTCCCAGGAGTAGCCCATGTTGATGCTGCCCGGGTGGTACCTGAGCACGTTGTAGAGGACCGGGTTCCCGAAGCTGTCGAACACGATCCCGTCGACGGCGTTCGGGTCCATGATGAACGCCGAGAACCTCCCAAAGGCGGGAGTCGTCACCTGGTCGGCCTCCACCAGCTTGACGTCGAGCTTCACCCCCGTGGGGAGCTTGTCATTGCTCGTGAGGATTCCGAAGGCCTCGCCGTCCTCGGCCCGTGCCACCCGCATCGTGCGGAGCTTTTCCGCAAGGGCCACGGCCTTCGCCCACCGCATGAACTCCTTCTCGATCCGGCTGTTGGCCTCGGCATCGTCGGAAAGCATCTGGAGGCGCGGTCCGGTGCCGACCACGTCGTTGGCCAGGGTCAGGACAATCCCCCTAGCGTAGCTGTTGTTAGCGACCTCGTACCGCGCGCGGTTCCGGAGCGTGCGGCGCACCATGGGGTTTGCGGCGGCATCGGCCGAAAGGGCATCGGCGTTGCTCCAGTGCCGGCGGTTCTCGTCCGACGTCATGGAGGCGTCGTAACGCCCGCGCACAACCCGGAACTGAGGGGCGCTCGACTTCTTGTCCGCCATTGCCTTGGCGAAGGCGGATGTCCCGATGTTTCTGAGCCAACCGAACATCAGATTGCCCCCGGGGGACTGATTTTCGTCATTCGGAAGCCCCGGCCCTTCTTCATGGCCCGCTTCGAGTGGAGGTACCGGTCGGCCTCGATCTGCTCGGCCAGCTGGTGCTGCTGCACCTCGGTTGAGTCGCCGCTCACCCGCCTGGGACCCGAGGCGTTCTCGCGAATGGTGTTTTCGAGGTCTTCGGACATACGCTCGAGCTCCGTTAGTAGACAGGCATACGGGCAGCTAGTGCCGTCTACTGCGTTACTTACCCCTCGGAGGCAAAAACTGACGAAACGTAGGCGGGATTTGCTGATTTAGTTACACCGGTAGAACCTGGGAGGTGAGGTATGTGCGTGGAACGAGGCTGACGGGGGGAGTACCTCATCTGGAAATCTGAGGCGGATGAGCGAAAGGCCCCTTGTTCATGAGCCGCGGCTCAGCCGTGCATCCCTTGTCCTTCTGAGAAGAATGGCAAGGGATGTCACGTTTAGAAGGAAGAAGTGTGCGCACAAGTGGGGAGAGATAGTCCCGGCACGTTCGATTACGCAGATCAGCGCAGGAACTGGAGGACTAATGTCCTTGGGTGGCAACTAGCCGACTGGTTTCTGCCTTATGGCGCGCAGGCGTATAGTATTTGCGGCCACAGGTGTACTCAGTAAGGTATTGGATTTCCCAAGCCCGTAACCGCTTCGGCCGAAGTGGGCAGTGACTTATGAAAGCCATAAATTCATAGACAGCCGGGTCAACGGCCTTAATTCGGTTGCCCATAGTCATGCTTTCTCCCCTCCCTTCAGTATTCTCAAGTAAAGCCGCGCTCGCTCCTCAAATTGCCTATGGGCCACCGGCAGCATGGGCACCCTCGGCACCGCATCCTTCTCCGTCCACTTGAAGACCTCGCCCGTGGGCGTCTTGCGTTTCACGGGGCGTCCGGAACTCAGTGACAACGAGAACAAGTCGAAGAACTGTCGCGGCCCAACGCCGATGAACGGCTTGAAGCGCACCTTCTTCTCTCCGCCTTCGACCTTTTCGGTGGTTACCGAGTCATCATGAAACTCCAGCGCCTTGCTCTTCGGATATGGCTCCACATAGACCACCTGCTCAATGCCGGCGGCGATGATATGCTTAGCGCAGTTATGGCAGGGAAACGTGGTGCAGTAGAGAGTCCCGCCGTGACAGGACACGTTGCCACGGGCACACGCTAGGAGAGCTTCTATCTCGGCGTGCACTACTCTTCCATATTCAGTTATGTCGTTGATTCCGCTGGCCTTGAGAATCCTCTCCGCCCAGGCTTGCTGGTCGAGGGGGAACTCTTGGACGATTTCCTTTATCAGCTTGGCCTTCTCAACGGCGTTGCTGTCACACCCGCGCTTGTAGTCCCTGCCGCGGGGCAGGTCGTCC